AAACACTGTTTCATTGTGTTTTTTAATCTGTGCTTGTCATTCATGTCTAGTTCAACTTCACCATCTGATCCTTGTTTTGAATTTTGTGGTCTTCCTCTCCAACTTTTAGGTTCAAACAGTTCTGGTTCGTAGTCCACATACCTTCTTGAAACTTCGTTCCACACTAGTCCAACCTGATGTTTAACAAGTTGTCTAGCCACAAACACAGGAGCCTTGATTCTTACTTGTAACGATGCATGACCAAACGGTGACCAATGATTGTGCTTGGCCAAAAACTTTATCAGTTTTTCGTCTTTTTCTGGTAATCTTTGATTAAGTTCGTCGTCCCATTTTGATTCTTTACTATAACTTACTCTCGCGGCATTTACTACTGTGAGATCACTGCCCATTTTGTCAACAAAATCAACTGTCATAAGTTTCTCCTTTCAATATTATATAATCCTTTTTTACCATAGTCAACTACCACATATACTTTCCTTTATGTGCAAGGAGTTCTCTGATACACACAAAATCATCTAGGTAGTAATAATCACTTATATGACATTCTTGGTCATGTTTGTAGTCTGGATGTTTGGTAAACCATAATACACTGGTTTTATTTAAATTAAATTTTTCACAGATGTAATCTGCATCTTTCTCATAACGATCATAGGTGTAATCGATACCATATTTCTCCAATAACTTCATGAACACTTGCACGTTTATTTTTGTATATGAACAATATTCCAGTTGTAAATCCAAGTCGTCTTTTAATATCTTACGACTCCATCTGAAGGCGGGTCTGATATCCTGCACAGGCCATGCTTTGTTCATACTCATGAAAACCTCGTCTATGCCATCAAGATCTATTTTTATATTACCATGGGCCATGGGTAACCATGTTAAATCTAAAGCGATATAACAGCCAAGGTCCTTGGCCTCTTTGATTTTTGAATCCAGTTGTTCGTTAGAATACCATGGAGAAGGGTACTCGAATATGACATTTGATTTTGGTTTTATTTCATCTGTAAACACATCTTTGACCATACGTCCTGTGAGCATTTCACCATTTAAGAAATACATTTTTTTTGGCATATAGAGATTGTCTTTGTTTATGAAGTTTCGTAGGCAATCAGTCACACCGTTTGCTGGCACAAACCCTTCAAAGTGTTCTAGTCCTTCTATACTGAATCTTTTGCTTGCCATGAACCAATCTTCCACTTTTTTCCTGTCAGCGATAACATCAAGGGGCATTCTCAGGTCTTTGATTCTCATGGTGTCGACGGTATCTATTATCTCTTTTGTCAGCGGAGGCTGGCAACCTGTGAATAAGAATTTGGCATCTCTATACACATTATCAAAATTTTTTAATCTTCGGAGGTCCCCCTTCAAAGGCCATTTGACCTCTTCGAAATCGGTATAGGCGATAGTCCACGCCGCCTGAGATAGTTTGCTGTCTGCATGTTCAATATCAAATTCCATAGAACCTACATACCCAAAATATAGATTGTTGTTGATAATATCATTTTTTACATTGTGCTTGGATCTATCAATTTTGTAAGGAAGTGTTTTGAATTTGTCAACACAATTGAAACCATTTATATCCACTCGTTCAAGCACTGCAAATGATTTTACATCTGCTGGATTTTCTTTAGAGAAAATAATTTGAACAGTGTTAATTTTTTTAATATTTTTGCTAATTCTAAAATTTCTAATACTTTTGCCGTTAAAAATCAACCTGACATTACTTTTGCCATGGACAGCAAATTTAAAATTAATATTTTGTATAAAGAAGTCAAACTTCATTAATCCTTTAATTTTTCTGCCAACTGTTGATAACCACCAATATATTTGTCATCTATGAATATTTGAGGCACTGTTCTTGCACCTGGCACTGCTTCTTGTAACTGTTGCACAGTCCAAAGGCCATGAGCAATATTTCTTTCCTCGTATTCTATATTTTTGGATTGTAACAATTTTTTTGCTTGTTCACAGTATGTACATCCAACGTTACTCCATACGATTGCTTTCATTGTCGTCCTTTCCATTTTCCATTCTTTGTTTGTTTTTATGCCACATGTAAAAAATCATATCAAACCATAACACATTTAATAGGTATCCTAAACTTGTAAACATAATTCCTGCTATATAAGGCACAACAAAAACAACCATAATCATGTAAAACAGATATTGGTTGAGCCTAGTTTCGGGTACTTGCCATGTAAACCAATTAGTGTGTGCCATCTACTGTATCTATCACTTTTTTCAGTGTTGATTTTATTTTTGGTATTTGTTGTGTGCCGATTCGATGCAATCGCCATCTAATAAAAGGTTTAATGGCTTTTGGCCATGATTTAAGCCTAAGAGTGTTTACAAAAAATTTTTTTATTATTGAATTACATTGTGAAACATCATAGGCAAACTGTTCTTTCATCATAGGATGTTCACTCAATCGCAACAGAATTGTGTTAAATCTTGATGAAGCAACATCTAGTGTGCCAATATATTTTGTTAACTCTAAATTTTTTTTGATATGATACGGTTGGTCTTTGCCAGGCCAGTCATTTACAAATTGAATTATCTGTCTGTTAGATTTAACAAGTTCTGTAAAATTCATTACGAACTCTTTTGAACTTTTACCTGTAATGGATATCCTTCGTCTCTGGCCAACACAGTTGTTTCAATGCCTTTTTGTTCTGCTATTTCATACAGATAGGTGCCAACAACGCCTTTGCCTTTTTCGTGAATGTGTTTGGTAATTACTTGAGCCTGATCTTTTGACTTGTGAAAAATGTTGACCAAAACTTTCATCACAAATTCTACTGTGGTGACTTCATCGTTAAGAAACAACACATCGTACTTGTCGGGTTCTTTGAGCTCTAACTTCTCTTTAGTTGCTGTTTTTATACCTAAATCTGCCATTGTCATACTCCAATTATAACATATTTAAAACTTTTGTCTATTGAATAAAGTAGGGCGATGTTGCCACCGCCCTATCTAAATTGCCTTACTTGATATCGATAGTTCTTGGTTTTTTGGCCTCTGGAACAATTCTTTCCATAGACACTTTCAATAAACCATCTTTCAGTTCAGCACCCTTGACTTCCACATCATCCGCAATTGTGAATGATTTTGAGAAATATCTTTTGGAAATTCCTCTGTGGATTATGTTGCCATCTTCGTCTTTCTCTTCTGACTTGTCAGATTTTTTAGACTTCACAGTCAACATGTTGTCTTCATACTGCACTTCGATGTCTTTTTTACCAAAACCTGCAACTGCAAGTTCCACATCATAAGTGTTGGTCCCAGTCTTTACAATGTTGTAAGGTGGGAAGTTTGAAGCAGTTGGTAATGTGTGCCATCCGTCATCCATCATTCTTTCGAAATGATCGAACACGTTGTCAAACCCAACTGTTACGGGTCTTAATTGATTAAAGATAGATAGTGATTTGTTTGTCATGTGCTTTTCCTCCTTGTTTAAGCGAGTTAATGTTTATAAACAACCTATCTATTAGCATTGTTTACAACTGTATTTATCATACAAATATATATATAAGCACGATTTTTAGAATTACAAGTCTTTTACCAAAATAAATAATTTTATGACAATATTTCTTTACCAAAAAACCCACAATGAAACTGGTTTAATGTATCTTGGTAAAACAAGCAATAATCCATTTTCTTATAAAGGATCTGGAAAATATTGGAAACGGCACCTTGCTAAACATGGTAAAGATGTTTCCACTAAAATTCTTTATACTAGCGATAGTTTAAAAGACATTCAAAAAGTAGGTTTATATTATTCTAAACTTTGGAACATAGTTGAATCAAAAAAGTGGGCAAATTTGGTTAATGAAAATGGGCAAGGTTTTGATTTTATGCCTCAAAAAGTTAGACAGAAAGTTTCTAATACTATGAAAGGTAGACCTGCTCCTAACAAAGTTTTAAAACAAAAACATAAAAAACATAGAGTAGATGGCAATTATAATGGTTCAAATGGAAAGTTAGTTGGTGTGCCTAGATACGATTTAAGAAATAAAGCACGTCCTAGAGTTTCTTGTATTACTTGTCATAGAGAAGTTGACGTAGCCAATTTATCTAGATATCATTCTCACTTTTAATTAGTATTATCTTTGTCTGACTTTGCTGGGATCGGCCCAGTTACTTTTGGCTTGATTTCTTTTGATTGTAATACGTGCTCTTTTGTGTTTTTCTCGTTT